ATATCAGCATACTCCGCACATTGTGTCCCATCATTACCCTGGACACCATCTTCATACAGTATTAGTGGTAATGTGTCTGTCACATTCTCGAGCATCTATGCTTATAATACTACAGGTGTTGCTGACATAAATAATACAAATAAGATTTATGGTAATAATGCCTGGTTCCATGGCGGAGGTGGCGGCGGCGGAACACAGCAGGGTTCAGGTGGAGTACCATACGGTGGCGCAGGTTATAAAGGAATTGTCGTGGTTTCTTATGAATGGCCATATCAACTCGCAACAGGTGGAACCGTAACATCCAGTGGTGGTAGATATTATCACTACTTAACAGATACGGGACAACAATTTTCTTGGTGATTTTTATTTTGAGGACGTGAATGTTAAATATAATTGATAACTTTGTTAAACCTAGGATTCAAGATGATATTGAAAGGTTATTTTTAGATAATAATTTTCCATATTTTTACAATCCTGTTACTGTAGTACATGCTTCTTCTGGAGTCGTGGAATATTCTGATGGTCCATTATTAGTTGATGAAAATACACTAGATTCTCCACAGTTTACACATCATTTCGTTTCGGGTGATAAAATCGTTTCTAGATATTGGGATATGATTTCTCCTATCTCAAATAAATTGATTGATACCATTGATGTTGATTCTTATGTCACACGTTGCAAAATTAACCTAAACACAATGGATATTCGTTATGAAGATAAGTATCATACTCCACATATCGACAATGCATTTGAAAATCAAATCACAGCAATTTATTATGTGAATGATTCTGATGGAGATACATTTTTCTTTGACGATGATGGAAAGATTACTAAAAGAGTTACACCTAAAAAAGGTCGTTTAGTTTGGTGGAAAGGTAAAATCTTCCATGCTAAGGCTTCACCAGTTAAAACACCACAAAGAATGGTACTGAACTATAACATATTGCCTTACTAATTTATAATGAACGAAAAAAATTTGATAGTTGTTCCTGATGACCACTATCATAAATCAGAAAATTATACATTCCTTGTTTATGATGTTGATAGTGGTAAATTAAAGTATAAAATTCCAGAAAATCGTGAATTGAATTGTGAAGAATTGACAGGTCAAGGAAGGCCGACATTCAGACCATATGGATTAACCACAGATGAAAATTTTCTTTATGTAGCCTCAAACAAAAAGTTGGGTAAATATAACAAGAAATCTTTTGAATACCTTGGGTTGGTTGATGTTCCAATGTATATCAATACACACCAAATAGTCAAAACGGAAGATACTTTTTATATTTCACATACTGCTGTTAATGTTATTGGTGTGCATGGCAAAGATAACAAATATTTTGATGTTAGAACATTGAAATTAGTCGAAAGACCAAATGATCCATTGGATGCCGAGGCACAAGATGAAAGTCACATTAATTCACTGTTTGAACATGAGAATAAAATCTATTTTTGTTTACACAATTTAAATAAAAAACCATCAGAGTTTGGTTATTTTGATAAGGAAACATACGAATCTAAAATAATTGCTCAAGCTGGTTTATGTTGCCATGAAGTTCGTATAGTGAATAATAAGTTATATTCTCTGTCCAGTCAGACAGGTGATATTGTGGAAATTGACTTAACAGATAACCAAGTGAACTTGTATAAAATGGTTGATTCCAATAAAACATTTTTGCGAGGAATGGATGTATTGGACGATAAAATAATTTTTGCTGGATCGAATCGGTATTCCGATGGACCAATACATATGAATAATTGTTTTATTGCATCGTTTGATGTACATACAAAGAAGGCAATCAAAAAAATTAGCATCAAAGATGCAGATATTATCAAAAGTTTAAGACTGGTATAATTGGATTGGTCTATTGACAGATTAGAGGATTTGATATATAATCCTTATATGGTTGTATGAAGTAAAGAGAACCGTATTCTGGATGCGGGTTCGACTCCCGCCAGGTCCACCATAAGGAAGTTTATGACAGATATTGAGAAAATGCAAAAGGTAACCGATTGGTTCGATGCGAATCATCATTTATTCAAACTGGATCAGTATTATGGAATTGACATTATTGCAGAGTTATATCGACTGGTCAATGAAGTTTCTTTATGATGGGCCTGCCATGGTTTCGACAGGGTAATTAGTAACGGAATGGACAACTCGACACAGATAGTCGATAAAAGTAAATTAAAATAAATGCAGCAAATGATGCTCGCTTCCTAATGGCCGTTAACGCCTAAAGTAGGAATGAGGTTTTGTCGATTGTCCTTATTATCCAATCAATCGACACTTGGGTATGTCCAATATCTTGTACCATCTGGTCTTGTGGACATTTTTCTACCAGTTACTCGGTTTGATAGTTTATGTTTAGATTCGGGTTTAGACATACCATTTTTCAAACCTTGTAAATTTGGAAATTTTTTGCCTTTGTGGGGTGAAGGTTTGCCTTTTTTGGATAATGATAGTTTTTCTCGTTGTTCATCTGACATACGTATACCTTTATTCCATGGTGGTGTACCTGAAGGTCTACCATTTTTGAGGTTGTAGTATTTTTTACCAAAATCAGATTCTTTAATCATGCGAAGAAATCTAGCCTCTTCTTTTCTGGCAGACTTCCTATCATTAAAGGTTTTGATAATTTTTCGTTTGAAATCGTCAGGTCTGTATTGATGTTCTCCGTTGAACCAACGTGATGAAGATATGTAACCATCGGTTATATTACCTTCATGCATACCAACATAGAACATTTTTCGGCACTTGTCGTACCAGATGTATAAAAAGTATTGCATTATAATCCTCCAAGATATATAATGTATATAGTAAAAGCAAACTTTCAAGTTTGCATTTACAGGGTTTGCTCGTAGGTTTTCCTAGTAACAGAATAAGCCTACTACTATGTTTAACAACAAGGAGTTTTAATGAAGAAAAGTTTAGTCGCTCTAGCAGCATTTGTTGCAATGGCCGCACAAGCCGGTGGTTCTATTCAAGTAGAACAAGAACACGTTATCGGCCGTGCCGGTGGTGCAAACAGTGAGGTAACTTACCTACGTGCAGGTAAAGATTTCGGTGATTATTCATTGGGTCTACAAGCTCGCAACGCTCGTTTCTCAACCAACAGCATCGGATCTAGTCTAGAAGCAACAGTTTCTAACAAGAAGGTATCTGTGTTGGGAATTACACCGTTCGTTGGTATCGGACATGACTTTGGTGCAACCACAAACGGTTACAATTATGGTCTAGTTGGTGCAACAGCAGGTAAACAAATTGGTCCTGGTTACGCATACGTTGGTGCAAAGACCCGTATTCGTTCAGCCACTACCGATCCAAAGCAAACAGTTGGTTTCGCTGGATACTCTGTACCAGTTGCAAAAGACGTTGCTGTCAACGTTGGTCTAAGCCGTTCAGGTCAAGACATTAAAGAACGTGGCACTAGCGTTGGTCTAAGTATCGGTTTCTAAACCGTTTACATATGGGTTCCGTGGAACCCATTTAACAAAATCCACAAACATTTAAAGGAGAAGTAATGAAGAAGTTCCTTCTAATTACAATATTCGCATTGTTACCTGTTATATCTCACGAACAGGAACTATCAGAAGCACAAGGTGTTTCACTTGATATGGCCAAACAAATGCTCTGCATGGCCAAGAATTTATATTATGAAGCAGCCAAAGAACCATTTGAAGGTAAGTTGGCGGTGGCACAAGTCACCATGAACCGTGCGAATAGTACACAATTCCCAAAGACCGTATGTGAGGTTGTTTACCAGAAGGTGAACAACACATATCAATTTAGTTGGGTTGGAGAAAAGGTCAGTAACCGTATCAATGAATACGCATGGCAAGAATGTATGATTGTTGCCAGGATGGCCTTGACAGAGTATAAATTACATGATACAATCTATAAGACAAAAGCAATGTATTATCACAATACATCGGTTAACCCTGCATGGAAACTGAAGTACGTTGCGAAGATTGGTAACCATTTATTTTATACAAGAACATAATGCCTACAAAAAATGAGATTAGTGAATTTAGTGATTTGATTAACGAATTGGCTGAAAGTGAGAATATGACTCGGATGGAAGCCATCGTACATCATTGTGAACAAACCGGATTAGAAATTGATGTGGCATCCACATTGATTTCTTCCGCACTGAAAAGTAAAATCCGAGAAGAAGCACAGGAACTAAATCTACTAAAGAAAACTGCTAGATTACCTGTATGAGTTTCCAATATAAAGATCATCACGGTTATTCCGCATATGTTCTTTACACCTCTTTGAAACTACACTTCACATCCACTTCCTATGACTATTTCAAATACAATGGGAAAACCAATGTAAGTGAGTCCAGCTTTCTAAAAAGAAAAGACAAATATAGTTTCTATAAATTGTCCAGGAAATATAACCTGGAAGAATTGAAGAACTATTATGTTGCCAACTTCTTAGAAGGTGATATTCGGTGGGTTGGATCAATTTCTGGTGCAGACGGTGAAGAATGTTACAGAAAGTGGCAAACTAGAACTCAACGCTTGACGTATCAGTTTGAACAAGATATAATACATCTATTCGAATCATCTGGTAATTGTCTACATGTTGATAATGGAAATTATCCGTACCTGTTGACAGAAATGATGCAAGGTGGTGTGATGGTTGAAACTGTGGCCATATTAAATAATTTGATGGGTTTCTTCCCTATGTGGGAAAAGAAAATCGTTGATGATATTGTGTGGCCAAATTGGAAACTTAGAATTGAAAAATACACACCATTCATTTATTATGATAAGGCCAAATTCAAGGCAATTGTGAAAGAACACTATGAAAATTAGTAAGATTTATGTTGATATGGATGGCGTTCTGTGTAACTTTGAAAAGAGATACACTTTCCTATACGGCCATGTGTCTGAGAATGTTCGCCGTTCAGAGTTTCGTAAGAACTTTGATGACTTCATTCAAACTGACCAATTCGCAACATTGGAATTGTTGGATGATGCTCGTTTGTTGATTGATGTATTAGATTTATATGTTATTCCAAAAGAGATTCTATCATCTACCGCATACGATGAAGTGTATGAAACCATCTCCATGCAAAAGGCACGGTGGTTGGCAACACACAACATTCCATGGAAACAAAACTTTGTTCCTGGTAAACGACACAAGTACAAGTATGCACAACCAGATACCATCATCATTGATGATACGTATAGTGTAATCGAAGATTGGGAAAAGGCTGGCGGTATTGCGATTCACCATCGTGACACTTCTACCACTTTGATGCACTTAAAATCTATTCTCGGCGCCTAAATAAACCATACATTATGATATTATTGAAAATAAACCGTTATACTCCGTTATATTCCGTAGAAAGGTAAAATATGAACGATTTTGCAAAACTAAAGAGTGGCTCTGGTCACCTCGACAAACTTAAAAAATCCATCGAAGCGCTCGCTTCTTCCTCAGATGGAAAATCCGATAAAGAAAATTACTGGCGTCCTGAAGTAGACAAGGCTGGCAACGGCATGGCTACTATTCGTTTCTTGCCAGCACCAGCAGTAGATGGTGATGATGGTCTTCCTTGGGTTAAAATCTTCAACCATGGATTCCAGGGACCTGGTGGCTGGTTGATTGATAATTGTTTGACTACCAAAGGTCAAGCATGTCCAGTTTGTGAACACAATTCTACATTGTGGAACTCTGGCATTGAGGCGAACAAGGAAATTGTTCGTAAACAAAAGCGTAAACTTAGTTACATCGCTAACGTGTATATCGTTAATGATCCAAAGCATCCAGAAAACAATGGTACAGTTAAACTGTTCAAGTTTGGTGCTAAGATTTTTGACAAGATCACAGAAGCAATGAACCCACAGTTTGAAGATGAAACACCTATCAATCCATTCGATTTGTGGGGTGGTGCAAACTTCAAGTTGAAGATTACTAAAGTTGCTGGTTATCAAAACTACGACAAGTCAGAATTCGAAAAGGCTTCTGCATTGTTGGATGATGACGATGAATTGGAAACAATTTGGAAATCTGAACACTCTTTGCAGGCCTTAGTTGCTGACAAAGAATTCAAGGCATACGATGACTTGAAGAAGCGTTTGGATAAAGTTTTGGGTGCAACTGAAATGCCTAAGACTACAGTTGAATCTATCAAGGCATCTGCACCAAAGGCTGCAAAGGCATCTGCTGATGACGCACCTTGGGAACCAGAAGCTGAAGATGACGATATGGCTTACTTCTCTAAGTTAGCTGACGATTAAACAAAGCTCCTCCATAGAACTTAGTTTAGACCCCGCCTAGTGCGGGGTTTTTAATTTGGAAGACTAATATTCTCCACCAAACAATCAAAGAAAGTTTCTTCCATATTTCTGCATGAAGGTATTGGTCGCTTAATTGGGATTCCGTCCGGACCCTGATTAACTGTACTGTTATTAGTTTGTGTCTTTGACACCGTTGTGGACATTCTATTCTGCATCCTGGTGTCACTATTCTCTATACTAGGTGCCTCAACTGTTGTTGCAGGTGTTGTTGGTGTGGTTACATTTTGGGTGGTTGCAACTGGTGCTCTTTCCAATTTACCTTCTGCCATTCTACCTTGTTCTGCCGCAGTTAGGTCAGCCGCAGTTCTATTGAAATTCGGAACTAATGTTTCCTTAACAGGTGGCATATCAAAATCGTCATTTGAAATTTTGAGACCAGAAAAATCTTCGGAGATTTGAACATCCGGAGTTTTTGTAAATTTTTCAAAGTCAAAATCAAAGTCAAACGGATTATCAACATCGAAAAGTGATCTAATGTCGTTTAATTTTTCCGTGATAATTTCATCCATCGGACGAGATTTTCTCAATGTATTAATTTCAGCTTCAAGGTCAGACTTCTGAATCTCCATATTTGAGATATTTCTTTCCAAACCAGCAATCGTTTTCAATCTCTTTTCTTCATCTTCAGGTGATCTAACTTTACGATTCTGTTCATAGGTCAACATCTCATACTCACCGATTATTTCTGCGTTGAGTTTATCCATTTGGAATTGTTTGTATTTCAACGATTCCATAAAAGTTTTTATACCATATGCTGCGGCGCCAGCTGCCATCACGGCAAGAAAAACAGGGTGTTTAAACACCTTCATAACTAAAGATCCAACACCACCAATAACATTAAACAAGAATTTACCCATTCTACTCATAAGAGATACTAAGAATCTTCCTAATGTACCAATGCGTTTCAACATCCAACTCATTACAGAACCAAGAGCTTTCTGAATCATCTGTCTAATTGCACCAAAAATGGTACCACCAACCTTCATAAAGTCTAAGAATTTATCCATTAGACTTGCTTCTTTTTTATCGGTTGGTGTTTCACCGTTATCTTTTATTTTAACTAAGGTTGTTTTACCTTGAAGTGCTTCCAACAATTCTTTATGTTTTTTCTGGTCCTCAATCTCATGTTCTTCTTCACGATTCTTAGCCAATTCAATTCGTTTCTTATCCATTTCATATGAATTGGACAGTAAACTATAAATTTTATGTAACACTTGATTTGAACCAGCATCGAATCCTCCAGTACCACCAAGTTTGGTCAGTTTATCACCAACAGAATGTTTTTCACGAATTGGTTTATATCGTTTGGAAAAGTATTGTATGTCTTGCGCTGATCGGCCAGTCCAATGTCCCAATAAAGCAGGACCAATAGAACTACCGAAAGTCATCATTCTAGCAATATTCAATGGATCAAATTTTTGTGTGATACCTTTCATTGCTCCACGTGTTTTCAAGGAGATTGCTTTACCGACAGCCGTAGAGACCTTTTTCTCATACATCAATTGGTCGGATATTAAATCCAACCAACCAGTTTTTCTAATTCGTTTAGCCTGTTGATACGTAATTGTCATCTTGCAATCTTTCTTTCGTATATTGAACGATCATCATCAGCGGTATAATTTCTCTGTTGAGACTGTTGTGATGAACCAACAGTAAAATTATTAACAATGTTACTTTGTTGTGGTGCACCAGTCAGAATTTCATTGGTGATAATGTTTTCTCTGGAAGTATTTTGTAAATTCATGGACAAATTGTCTACAGAGTTATCTTCAATTAACTTGTGAAAGTCTGTTTTCTTATCATCCAAAACGGAGGAAACATCACCTCTGGCAACAGTAACACCCTTTTCAAATTCTATGTGATAGTGTGGACCGGTCCAATGTGGACTGCGGCCATTGTACTCATCTATTATTCTTTTTACTGGAATTCCACGATCTTTTAGAAGTTCCATCATTTTTGCCATCTGTGCTTTGGCTTCTTCTTTATTGCGTGGTTCCTGTCCTTTAGGTACAGCCACATCAATTGCTCTACCATCATAGTGAGCAGAACCTTCCACGTGTTTACCTTCTCTACCGGAAGTGAATCTGTAACCTGCACCTTCCAACACTTGTTTACCACGTTCGGTTTCTGGTGTAAGTCCTGTTGGTGGTTTCGATGGTTTACTGGTTGGCCACTCGGTTATTTTTGGTAAATTGTTTATAGCAGCAGCTGCTTCTTTGCCACCGACAATTCCCGCACCGATGATGCCAACACCTGCAGCTGTGGCACCAATAGAAGCAATGTCACCAAGGCCAAAACCCTCTTTCGAAGGTTCTTTTTCCATTTTCTTGGGTATCTTTGGTTCTTTTAATTTTTGTTTCTTTAGATACTTTTTAAGGTCAATCTTTTTCAGATTAACTTCTTCATTTTTCTTCCTCAGTTT